TAATTTCAGGGATCGCTTTAATCCTGTAACAAGATTAATCAATCCCCAAAGGGGAGGACTCTTTGGCTTGAGGGGGAGGGGTGGCCCACTGGGGTTTGGTTTGATTAATAGGACGCAAGCTCCAAGACAAACATCAGGAACTGGTTTGTTTGGATTGAGAGGCAAAGGAGGTTTGCTAGGATTTGGCTTGTTGGGTAGAAGAGGAGGCTCAAGGCAAGCTTCAAGGCAACAATATGGTGGTTCACCAAGCATGTTAGGCAGTGGCGCGTTTGCGTCTAGTTACACTCCAAAAATTGGTGAAGACATTGTAACAGGTAGACAAGACAGCTCTACTCGAAACTCTCCTAATTATACTGGCACAATCGAATCAGGTGATTTTGACCCATTTGCAGGACAAGGGCCAATAGGGCCGGGAATGGATTTAGATTCTTATGGATTTGGTCAAAGCATTCAAAGACCTGATGCGACAGGAATCGCTGAGGAAGTTAACAGACAAGTAATGGAGAGCTTGCCATTTTATCAACAGAATATCTCATTGCCTGAAGGTGAATTTTACAGACTGATCAACAAAGAAACAGGTCAGGAAATCATGTCAGGCAGACATCATAAAGACTACAGACCAAGAGTCCCATCTTTTTCGAGGATGGGTGGATCACTTTAACTCAACAAGGAGCAACAATGTACAAGCGAACTAAAGGCGCATCAATGAGGAAAAAATCCAAAGGTGGTGCGATGCGTAAGATGTCCAAGGGTGGCACTCTTAAAAAAATGAAGACTGGTGGCACAGCGATGAAAATGACCACTGTCAATGGAAGAAAAGTTCCTGCTTTTGCTGCTGATGGAAAAGGTTCTGGAGATTTACGAAAGAAGTCCAAGGGTGGCGCAATGCGTAAGATGTCCAAGGGTGGAGCTTTAAAAAGAAAAATGTCAAAAGGTGGCACTCTTAAAAAAATGAATGAGGGTGGTGCTTTAAATAAAGCTGGGAAAGGTCAAACAAGAGGCACACGATCTTTTTCTAATTTAACGACAGCTAAGAAAAAAGAATTCAACAAAAAACTAAGAGAAATAACAGGGGCTGCTGTTACATCTAAAGAAATGAAAGCAGAATTGAGAAACTTTATGAAAGGGTTGTAATTGTCATATTTGATAAGCAACATCCCACACTTTAAGGTGTGGGTGAGGCGTGAATTTACCCACAACCACGAACAATATCATGACGAATATTTACATGGATTGGCGATTGCAGTTAACACAATTCCTGACAGGTCTTTGAGTTTTCAAGTGGTGTTTACTGGTTGTGAAGCTGATTGTGATGACTGGGATGAGGGCAACATTCATGGTGGAGCCATGTGGGCAAGGATGCCAATCCAAGGGCTTGTCTGTGACATGCCTATGGAAGACTTTCCAAAACCTATGGATGATCATTTATCCCAGCCTTGGGACTGTGAGTCTCGCGATCATTCTGTGGTGGTGCTTGATCGCGTAAGCTCCTCGCCTTGGATTGCTAAGATCGATGGAAAGTTTTACACATCTAAATATTTGTTTACTGTAGATTATACTGATTCACATATCGCTGATGATCCTGCCCAACACAAACAAAGCCATGTATTATGTATAACAGAAGAAGGTCAGTGGAAAGGAAATTTAGTGGCTTTACCTAACAACAGAGTCAGGGCAACATCTCCAGCACTTTGGGTGACAGGTGAGGGTGCTCCAGACTTCAAGCCTTCTCAGTGGGCGCATTCAGCAGAAGGTCATGATAGTTATCTCGATCCATCAATTACCTTCAACAATTTGTACGAGGATTAAATGGCTACAAGTAATTCTAAAAACTTTGAACCAGATGTTGCTGAGTATATTGAGGAAGCATTTGAAAGATGTGGTATTGAGTTAAGAACTGGATACGACCTCAAGACAGCAACCAGATCGTTAAACCTCATGCTTGCAGAGTGGGCAAACAGAGGATTAAACCAGTGGACGATTACAGAAAAGACTGTCGCGCTGGTTAAGGATGATGGCGAGTACAATATTGATTCTACAAACGCGACTGCTCCTATTGATGTGCTCGATGCGTTTGTAAGAGAAACCATTGGATCTGAAGTAACAGATTTGCCACTGACTAAATTGAGCAGGGCTGAATACAGCCATATTGCTACAAAGAGCACCACTGGTAAACCAAGCCAGATATTCGTTGATAAACAAATCACGCCCACGATTACCCTTTGGCCTGTGCCTGATAAATCGGACACCTATACTGTTTACATGAATGTCCTGACAAGAATGGATGATGCAGACGCAGCAACCAACACGTTAGACATGCCTTTCAGGTTTTACCCCTGTCTGGCTGCTGGCTTGGCTTACTATCTTTCAATGAAACGCGCTCCTGATAAGACAGCTTTCTTGAAACAAATTTACGACGAAGAGTTTATAAGGGCTTTATCAACTGATCAGGAACGAGCTTCTTTTTATGTGTCTCCTAACTTCAGGGGTTATAACACAGCGTAATGTCATCTTTTTCTACTGGTAAATATGCTTATGGAATCTGTGATATCACAGGGTTCAGATATCGCCTCAGAGACATGAAAAAAACATGGGATGGGTTACTTGTTGGCCCAGACCAGTGGAGTCCTAAACACCCTCAGATAGATCGAAGAGCAACCCCTGTCGATCCACAAGCACTTAGAAATGCTAGACCAGATACTGATGATGATGCGAATTTTTTTACTGTTTATACCAATGTGGGTAATGGTAAACTGGGAGCGCAATTAGATACTTTTGAGGTGACTTGTAGCGTTGGAAGCGTGACAATTACGACATGAGTTTTACATTAGCAACATTAAAGACTGCAATTCAGGATTACTTGGAGGTAAGTGAGACTACCTTTACAAACAACCTGAATAACTTCATTAAAGAAAGCGAAAGCAGAATCTTTAAAATGGTTCAGCTTCCTGAACAAAGAAAGAATGTTCAAGGAGCGACTGCAAGCAGTAATCGTTTTCTGGCAACCCCAGACGATTTTTATGCGCCTTTTAGCTTGGCAGTAATTTCTTCCAGCACATACCACTACTTGGATTTTAAACATCCCAGTTTTATTAAAGAGTATTCCTCATCGACTGCAACAACTGGAAGACCTAAATATTACAGCTTGTTTGATGAGACTGCTTTTGAATTAGCCCCTATTCCTGATGCAGCTTACACTGTTGAGCTACATTATTTACACAAGCCAGCAAGCTTGACTGCTGGCTCTGATTCTGGAACTACAGTTCTGTCAAGCGACCATCCTGATGCCTTACTTTATGGAGCCTTAACAGAGGGAGCTATTTTCTTAAAAGAAACTCCTGATGTTATAGGTAATTTTGAAGCACGATTTAAAGAGGCAGTGGCAAGGATGAAAAATATTAGCGAAGGCAGAGAAACCAGAGATGAATATCGATACGACTTGCTTCGGCAAGGCGTGTCTTAGTGCGTCCTGTAAAATCCCTGAAAGACAAAAAAGTTGCGATTGTTGGGTTAGGACATTCGCAAATAGATTTTGTTATAGGGTTAGAAAACTCTGTTGAATACGATGAAGTCTGGGGAATAAATTCAGCAGCAGCAGCATTTCGAGTGGATCGTTTGTTTATGCTCGATCCAGCTTCTCGTTTTTTAGACAGCGATGACGCAGGAAGACAGACAGATGTCATGCGTAAGATTCTGCCAAATCTCAAGGTTCCAATCTACAGTTGTGAGTTAGATTCCAGAGTGCCAGCCTTGGTTAAGTATCCAGTTGACGAAGTTATAAACCACGCAAAATGTGCTTACCTGAATAACACAGTAGCTTACGCCTTGGCTTTTGCTTACTGGTGTAAAGTGGGCCAGCTTGATTTGTATGGCTTGGATTACTCCTACAAAAGCAATTTGCATTTTGCTGAAGCTGGAAGAGCTTGCGTTGAGTTTTGGATTGCTAAATGTATGTCAGAAAACATCGTAATTGGTTCTTCTCCCAAATCGACTTTACTGGATCAGAACGTGCCTTTACATGAAAGGCTGTATGGCTACCATCGTTTGCCTGACCCCAAGGTGGCGATGCCAACATCAGATAAATGGTTGGTGTGCAATGTCTCTGAGTTGCCTGTTAAAATGGCAGAGAATGGAATAGAAATGCCAGAGCAAATAAGCTCCCCAGAACCATATAAAGGATAGCTATGGGTAGAGATTATAAAAAAGAATACGAAAATTATCACAGCAGCCCAAAACAAAAAAAACGCAGGGCAGCAAGAAACAAAGCCAGAGGCTTGTTGGAGAAAAAAGGTTTAGTCCACAAAGGTGATGGCAAAGACGTTCATCACAAAGATGGCGATCCTTCCAACTTTAAGTTAAGCAACCTTTCTGTGCAAAAACCAAGCACTAACAGATCTTTTCCAAGAAACAAAAATGCAGGAAAAAAGTATGCTTGAAGATAAAGCTTTTGCAGATTTGGGCAAAATTACAGTTGAGACAACAGTCAACAAGGGCCATGATCCAGAATTCTGGGCTAAAATACTTACTGACAAGATTTGTGGAGTTTCAGAGCAAGCTCCTGACCACATTCGACAACAAGCTTTGGCTTTTAAAAATTACATTTATCAGATAATATTGGAAGGAATTAAGAACGCTATAATCAGTGATCGCACCACAATAGTGGGGCTTCTCAACAGCCAAGGTCATGAAGATATGGCAAAAATTGTAAAGGAGCTTTGACATGGCTACGACCTCTGCTATCTGCACTTCCTTTAAAGTTGAAGCGTTAAAAGGAGTTCACAACTTCACAGCGACAACTGGAAACACGTTCAAACTTGCTTTATACACTAGCAGCGCAACAATGGGCGCAACAACCACTGCATTTAGCACCAGTCAGGAAGCCAGTGGCACGAACTATACAAGTGGTGGAGCAGCGTTAACCTCTGTAACTCCAACCTCAAGTGGCACTACAGCTCTATGTGATTTTTCAGATCTTACATTTGGGACGGCCACCGTAACGGCACGTTCTTGTATGATATACAATGACAGCGCATCAGGCGATCCTGCTGTTTGTGTTGTGGATTTTGGTGGAGATAAGACTAGCACTGCTGGAAACTTTACCATTGTATTTCCTGCTGCAAACGCAACTGCTGCAATTATTCGATTAGCATGATACATGCCATTCGCAAAACTCAACTTCAAAGCAGGGATCGACAAAGAGAACACCAACTATTCTGCTGAAGGTGGTTGGGTTGATGGGAACCTAGTCAGGTTTCGCAAAGGTCTTGTCGAAAAAATAGGTGGATGGGTTAAGTCAGGAACTAATTCTTTTCTGGGATTAGGTAGAGCACTTCACTCATGGATTTCTCTGGGTGGCACTCGATACATTGGTATTGGAACAACCTTCAAATACTACATAAAAGAAGGTGAAACCTATTATGACGTTACACCTTTGCGATCTACGACTTCTGCTGGCGATGTTACTTTTGCAGCAACCAATGGCTCATCAACAATAACAGTCACAGACACAGGGCATGGCGCAGAGAATAACGACTTTGTTACTTTTTCAGGAGCATCCAGTTTAGGTGGCCTTGTAACTGCTGCTGTTCTCAATCAAGAATATCAAATTCTGTTGGTCACTAGCGCAAACGCCTATACTATCACGGCCAAAGACACATCTGGGGCAACTGTCACTGCAAACGCATCAGACTCAGGTAATGGTGGTGGCAGTGTAGTTGGTGCATATCAAATAAACGTGGGCCTAGATGATTACGTTAAAAGCACTGGCTGGGGCGTAGGGACATGGGGGGCAGGAACTTTTGGATCTGCCTCTGCAATATCATCTGTCAATCAGTTAAGAATATGGACACACGATAATTTTGGTGAAGACCTGATAATTAACGTCAGGGGTGCTGGGATTTACAGGTGGGTAGAAAACAGTGGAACCAGCGTAAGGGCAGCAGACTTGTCTGGGGTAAGTGGCGCAAATCAAGTGCCAACTGTTGGGTTACAGGTGGTTACCTCTGAGACTGACAGGCATTTAATTGTTCTGGGCGCAGATCCACTTTCTGGCA